TCTCTTCCCGGAAGTTCGCACTATCACCGACACGCCGGAGTTTGATAGTCGACGGGTTGAGTGGGTCAAGGGTGTCCTCGGTGGAGCAAGAAAGTCACCGTTCACTCGAATCAAGTCGCTGGTCGCCGATCTGACCTTCGACGAAGCTCGAGCCAAGGGATACATCAAGGGCAACCTGAAGAAGGAAGAATTCATCAGTGCGTCCAAGCGTATCACCACGCCGACCACGATCTACAAGAAGCAGAAATTGGATCGTGACGATATTCTCGACATCACGGACTTCAATGTCGTGACCTGGCTCCAAGGTGAGATGCGTCTCATGCTGGACGAGGAGCTTGCTCGAGCAGTTCTCATCGGTGACGGTCGTGATCCTGCTGACGAGGATCATATTCTGGATCCAGTTGGTGCTCCTCAGGGAGCTGGTATTCGCTCGATCATGAATGACGATGATCTCTATGCCGCAACGGTCAACGTCAATCTTGCCGATGCGAATTCAAGCCCGTCCGAGCTCGTGGACGAGGTTATTCGGTCAATGCGGCTCTACAAGGGCTCGGGTTCACCGACGTTCTACACGACGTTGCCGGTTATCACGACCATGCTTCTTGTTCGTGACACGCTGGGTCGTCGCATCTACAACACGGTGGCTGATATTGCCTCTGAAATGGGTGTCTCGGCTATCGTCGCTTGTCAGGCTCTGGAAGATGAGCCTGACCTTCTCGGTATTGTCGTGAATCTGACGGATTACACGATTGGTACCGACGCGGGTGGAGAGGTCAACTTCTTCGACTTCTTCGACATCGACTACAACCAGTACAAGTACTTGCTGGAGACGCGAGTTTCCGGTGCCCTTACGAAGATTCGCTCTGCTCTGGTTCTCAAGTCAGTTGCTGGTTCGGCTACGCTTGTGACTCCGACCGAGCCTGCCTTTGATGGGACGACGATCACTGTGCCCACGGTTGCAGGTGCAACTTACAAGCGGGCAGACACCAACGCCACTGTGACCACTGCTGTTCCGGTTGTATTGGCTTCTGGCCAGTCGCTCAAGATCTACGCTGTTCCGGCTGACGCAAGCCATTACTTCGAGAACAACGTCGACGACGAGTGGACATTTACGAACGAGAACTAGCAAAAAGGTAGGTTCTCGATGGCAAGGTTCTTTGGCAAAGTTGGCTATGGTGAAAACGTAGAATCCGCACCTGGCGTGTGGGTTGATGAGATTGTTGAATACCCATATTATGGTGATGTCGTTCGTAATTCGAGAGAACTCCGTGAAGGACAATTTCTCAACGATGATCTCAGTGTTCAAAACTCGATCAGTATTGTGGCTGATGCGTATGCCAATGAACATTTCTTTGCTATTCGTTACGTGGAATGGGCGGGGACTTTATGGACTATTGACAGTGTCGAAGTCCAGGTCCCTCGCCTGCTGCTGCGACTAGGGAAGGTATATAATGGCCCCACGCCTGCAGCTCCATGAAATCCTCACGTCGTTCGCTGATAATGTATATTTTCAGCCTCCAGAGAACATAGCCCTGGAGTATCCATGCATTATCTACCAACGTGATTATGCGGAGACTAAGTTTGCAGATGATATTCCGTATAATAACACTTTGAGGTATGTGGTTACGGTAATTGATCGAGATCCTGATAGTGATATTCCAGGTAAAGTGGCTTCGATGCCGATGTGTCTATTCAATCGGTTTTTTACAGCTGATAACCTGAACCACGATGTTTACAGATTGTTCTTCTAAGGGAAAGGAAACGAATGGCACCCCTGAAATGGGATCAGGTTGGTGAGCGTCTGTTTGAAACAGGTGTAGACCACGGAGTCCTCTATATTCCAGACGAAACTGGCGCTTACGATCTTGGCGTTGCCTGGAATGGTCTCGTGACTGTTACAGAGTCTCCATCTGGTGCTGCCGCAAACCCGCAGTATGCAGACAACATCAAGTACTTGAATCTGATTGCCGCCGAGGAGTTTGGTGGGACGATCGATGCATTTACTTATCCGGATGAGTTCGCCCAATGTGATGGTACGGCTGTCGTCGAGGCTGGTTTGACGGTTGGTCAGCAGAGTCGTAAGGTCTTTGGGCTGAGTTTCCGGTCTCGTGTCGGTAACGACATCGATGGAACAGACCATGGGTACAAGTTGCACATGATCTACGGAGCTCAGGCGGCTCCGTCGGATCGAGCCTATGGCACGATCAACGATCAGCCAGCTGCGATCTCATTCAGCTGGACGATTACCACCTCGCCTGTTCCGGTCAGTACCAGTGGGTTGAAGCCGACTGCTCTGGTGACTGTCGATTCGACAAAGGTCGATGCTGCGACATTGGCCGATCTGGAAGACATCCTGTACGGAACAGGAGGAGTCGAAGCACGACTTCCTCTTCCTGACGAGGTCATTGCTCTGTTCGGTGGCACCGCTCCTACCCCGGTGCGGTTGACTGGAGCCAACGCTCCGACTTACGATTCGGGCACTCACGTTGTCACGATTCCGGCAGTTGCTGGAGTCGATTGGACAATCAACGATGTCGACGCAGCGGCAGGAGCTCAGCCTGCTATGACGGCTGGCCAGTCTTCATATGTCAAGGCCACTCCGCAGTCTGGTCATGTCATCGAGGGAGATGACGACTGGACGTTTGATTATTAGGAGGAGGTGATAGGGGCCAGACAGGAGGCCAGAGGATGCTCACTATTGTAGTTCCAGGTGTCGAGATGTTCGATGAACGGAGTCAAGAATTCACCACTCGAGACGATGTGGTTTTGGAGCTAGAGCATTCTTTGGTCTCACTGTCAAAATGGGAGTCAATCTACGAGAAGCCTTTCTTGGGTAACACCGAGAAGACGATTGATGAAGTTGTTGGGTACATCAAGGCTATGACGTTGACTCCTGAAGTTCCAGAGGAAATTTTCAAGAAACTCTCTGAAGGTAACATTACAGAAATTAATGAATACATCGACGCAAAGATGACTGCCACTTGGTTCAGTGAAATGCCAGGTGCACCAAAGAGTCGAGAGGTAATTACTTCAGAGGTTATCTATTATTGGATGATTGCTTTCAACATTCCATTTGAATGCGAGAGATGGCATCTAAATCGTTTGTTCACTTTGATCCGAGTTTGCAGTATCAAGCAGGGTAAGCCACAGAAGATGAGTCGCTCACAGATCGCAGCTCAGAACAGAGAACTCAATGCTCAACGTAGAGCCCAGTTTAACACTACTGGATGAAAGGGGGTGACATGGCAACTCTTGTTTGGGACAAAGTAGGTGAACGAATTTATCAAACTGGTGTTGATCGTGGAGTTCTCTATCTTCATGATGGCACTGCTGTGGCTTGGAATGGACTTACTTCTATCGAGGATACAGATAGTTCAACTCTGACTTCGTATTATCTCGATGGAGTAAAGTATTTGGACAATTTAACCCCGGGGGATTTTACCGGTAAACTCAAAGCTTATACCTATCCAGATGAGTTTGATCAAGTGAACGGGATTGCAACTGTTTCTCCCGGTTTGGCTTATTACGATCAGCCATCAAAAAGCTTCAATCTTTCGTATAGGACTAGAGTGGGCAATGATCTAGAAGGTGTCGAGCACGGGTACAAGATCCATCTTCTTTACAATCTCATTGCCAATCCTGACACTTATGCGTTCACCTCACTTACCGGTGGTATGAATCAGCCAATTGAATTTTCTTGGGTGTTGACCGGAACTCCTCCCAAGATCGAAAAGTTCAGACCGACTATTCATATTTCGATTGATTCGGAAGATACTCCTCCTGATCTTCTCAAGTCATTGGAGGATATTCTCTATGGGACTTCGGATAGTGCCCCACATCTCCCTTCGATAGACGAGATTGCAGAAATCTTCGGTTATCTTGGTTCACTTATCATCATTGATCATGGTGATGGTACGTGGTCTGCTATCGATGAGTCGGATACTTATATTACTATGATTGATGATACTACGTTCCAGATCGATCATGCAAATGCAACATAAACCCAGATGACTGAGGAGGTGAAATGTGACTACAGTTACAGGTCTTACTGCTGAACGAATGCTGGCAATTGAAGGTGCCTCAGTTATCGATGGTGATGTTGATGCGAGTGGTAATCTGATTCTCACTAAGCACGATGGTTCGCAGATCAACGCGGGAAGTGTGACAGGACCTCCAGGACCTCCAGGCCCAACTGGGACAATGCTTTCTGTCCTTACGGCACAGCCTGTGTTGGATCTTGGTCTTATCAATAATATTCGTGCTGGTCGACAACTTACCGCGGCTGATTTCACTAACATGGGTCTTAATCCGCCTCTTGGTTTGTGGAATCTTTCTGATTTGAGCGATGCGAGTGGTAATGGGCGAGCTCTCAACAATAAGGGTGCTGTCGGATTTGCACCTGGGATAAGTGGAGCCGCAAACACTGCTGCGCAATTTACTGGAGCAGTAGCACAAGCTCTGTATATTTCTGATACTGGTGCAGCTGATCCATTTAGAATTAGAACAGGTTCATTTGGCTGCTGGTTCAAGGTAGCTCGTCGTGGCCAATTTAGTATGCTTATAGATAAATTTGGTACAGCGGGCCAACAGTGTTTCACAATGTTTATTCATAATACAACTTTTGGTGTAAACATTGGTGGAAGCAGTGATGGTACTGCTAATAATATGAACTGTGCAGGCATTACTGATGTAGCCGATGATCGCTGGCATTTTGCTGTGGGAACTTTTGATGGAACATTCTTTAA